GGATTCTGGTTGATTGTTGCGATAATCTTTCCAATGTCATCGCTGGCTCCCATTTTCCGGAAACGCTTGCGGAACGGCAGCGCCTTTCTTTCCGTGTTAAACAGTACAACTTCATCCTCTGCGAAGAACTTTAAGCTCCGGCTCTTTCCGCTTCCGGACTTTCCATAGATCAAAACTGGTAATCCCATAACTCCTCCTCTAATACGGAATGACTTCTTCTCTTTCGTTGAAGAAATCCAACGATTCTAACAATGGTAAAAATTCATTTCTTGTCTTTTCCGGCATTGGCTCTGCGGCCACCCAATAGATCATCATATCGTTTTTGAAATAGAGGACCGTACCGTTTCTGACACTCGGGTTCGGCGGCATCAGCTCACCTTCCGTTTTGTCCAGGTCGCTGGGGGAAATCATCGGTTCCACATGCCGGCGCTCAATTGCGACGCATGCATGTGTCT